TAGTATCTTTTTACGAGTTTCTTATAAGTTAAAAGACCAGCAACAAGGAATGAAGTTAGTTAACACAATTGGTAATATTAGTTTTTATTTGAATTAATAATAATTTTATTGTATCTTTGACACTCAAATGAATAACACATTTGAAATACTTTATATAGAGCTAATAGTTGAAAAGCTAGTAGGTAAAAGAGTTATTTATATTGTGTTTTGTAATTGATTATGGCAGAAAATAAAGAAATAGGTTTAACTGATAAGCAAGAAAGATTTTGCCAGGAATACCTTATTGATTTAAACGGTACTCAGGCAGCTATTAGGGCTGGATATAGCCAAAAAACAGCAAATGAACAATCTGCTCAATTATTAGCAAAACTTAGTATTCAAGAACGCATAAAGGTTTCACAAGAACAAATAGCTTTAAGGCTTGAAATATCACAAGATTGGGTCCTAAAACGTTTTAAAGATATATCTGATAGGTGCATGACTGCTGAACCAGTTATGATGAGAGATGAAGACGGTAATATAGTAGAAAGCGGTGAGTATAAATTTGATTCTAGTGGGGCAAATAAAGCAACCGAAGCAATCGCTAAACATCTAGGATTCTTTGAAAAGGATAATAAAAAAGAGGTTGTTACTAAAAGTGCCGATTTATCAGAAGATGATATCAAAAAACTAGCTAAAGGACTTGATGAAAAATACTAGCCATGACAGCCGAATACATAAAAGAGTTAAAGGTTGCTAAATATCAATGCCTGACTAAAACGTTATTCTTTTCTCGTTACTTCTTTAAAAAGCGTTTCAATCGTAAATTTGTTATAGGCAAACACCACGAAATTATATCTGATGTATTGGATAAAGTTATTAGTGGTGAACTCAAAAAGGTTATTATAAATATAGCCCCTCGTTATGGCAAAACAGAGTTAGCGGTTAAAAACTTTATAGCTCGTGGATTAGCTGTTAATCCTTCGGCTCGTTTTATTCATTTATCCTATTCAGATGATTTAGCCCTAGATAATTCAGATGAGGTTAGGGAATTAATAAAGTCTAGTGAATATCAAGAAATGTTCCCAAATGTCACTATTAAACCAAAATCAGATAGTAAAAAGAAATGGTACACATCCGAAGATGGCGGGGTTTATGCCACAAGTGCCGCAGGTCAAGTAACTGGTTTTGGAGCTGGTCAAGTTGATAATGAAGGTGAGGATATTGATACTTGGTTAGTAGGTAAAGACGGTCAACTATTTGGAGGTGCTTTAATTATTGATGACCCTATTAAACCAGAAGATGCGGATAGCGACAATATACGTGAGCGTGTTAACCAACGTTTTGACAGCACTATAAGAAACCGTGTTAATAGTAGGAATACGCCTATTATTATTGTAATGCAGAGATTGCACGAAAAGGATTTGTGTGGTTATTTGATAGACCAAGAACCAGGAGAATGGCACGTTGTTAGTTTACCTTGCTTAAAAGAAGATGGAACTGCCTTATGGGAATTTAAACACACAGTTGAAGAACTTAATAAAATAAAGGCTAACAATAAAATAGTTTTTGAACGTCAATACCAGCAAAGCCCTAAACCATTAGAAGGGTTAATGTTCCCGGAAAATGAGTTAAGGTATTATAAACCAAATGATTTATTGAAGTTTGAAACAAGTATAGGTTATGCGGATATAGCAGACGAAGGCGAAGATAATTTAAGTTCACCTATTGGTAGAAATATTGGTAGTGATATTTATATTACCGATGTTACATTTTGCCGTGAAAATACAGGTGTTACTTTGCCTATGGTAGCCGATATGTTAAAACGTAATAACACTACTTTTATCCGTGTAGAAAGTAATTCTATGGGTGCAATGTTTAACCGTGAGTTAACTAAATTAGTACCTAACACTAAATGTTTACCAGCTCACTCAAGCGCTAATAAATTTACACGTATTTTAATGGATAGCGAGTTTATTAAACGACATTGTGTATTTATACATCCTAGTATGCAAAGTGAGCAATACAAAGCATTTATGAAGGAATTATGTAGTTATTTATCTAATGGTAAATCTAAGCGAGATGATGCTCCAGATTCATTAAGTGGCCTAGCAATGTTCATCCGTGCCATGCTACCAAAATATTATTTGTAGGTTTAGAATTTAGTTATATATTTGCCGTGTAGTGTTACAGACTACAATATTAACCACATTTTAAAAGCCTTGTTTCTTTAGCTGTAACCTATCGAAGCGAGGCGTTTTTATTTAGTATGAATATATTTAACGAAAAACACGAATCTTTAATAAATTTATATTCTTTAGAAATAGATTTAGCTAGTAATAAAGTTAGAATTTCTTTTAGAAAAACTGATATACATGGAACAGAAAAAAACACTTTATTTAAAGAAGAAGTGACTTTAAGCATGTTGGAAGAAATGAAATTGATTGATTTAACTGGAATAGCAAATTTACTTTTAAACAAGGATAAACAAAGAAATAAAGATTTATTTTATTACGGAAATCTTTTTTTTGAAATAATTAAAAACAAAGTATCAAGACAAGAACCTAGTTCTTTTAAAATAAATAAATCATGATAGACGCAATAGACATTAAAACTTTGAAGATATGAGAAAAATATTTTATACAGTATTTGGATTAACAATAATATTATCTATTATTTTAACATTTGCAATAGTTGATAAAACAGACGTTAAAGGCGCATCAAGCGTTTTAATCCATAGTGGATACACTCCTATTTCAGTAGGTGGTTATGACTTTTGGAATGGAGGTAAAAACGATTTTTATAAAACTAAATTTACTGCTAAAGCACCCAATGGTGATATTGTAACTGGGTGCGTTACAAAGGGTTTATTTGGTAAAGGTAGTACAATAAGATTAAACGATTAGGATATGAGAAAGCCATTTATATCAAAAGAATTACTAAATAATTATTATTTAAAAGAGTTATTTGTATTAGAAATCAAGTTTAAAAGAGAATTTGAAAAGACTGTTTTATTTAAGCTATTAGTAAAAACTGTTGAATCATTAGATAAATTATTAAAAAAGATATGAGCCACAACCCGTACGAATGTAGATATAATTTTGAATCAGAAGAACCTACTTTTTGTAGTGAATTTATAGCTAAAAATAAACAGCAGTCAAAACAAATGAAAGTAGTTTTATTAAAAAATTCAGATGAATCTTCATTATCTAAAGCTTATACAGATACATTTAAGAGTAATCCAATTGAAAAACTAACCGACGAAGAATTTGCAGAGCTTATTTACTCATCTTCAAATCAAACTGATTAGCTAATATCTCATTAGCTTGTTGAGGTGTTATGATTTGAGCCGTAACTAAGTTATTTAAACCTAAAGATACACTTTGAATACTATCGGCAGCTTCTTTTTTATCAGCTTGTAAGTATGGTAAATGTGAGTAGTCTAATACTAAACGGTGTGTTTCTGGAACTCCAATAAACTTACTTAACGCTTGAGTAAATCCATCAGCATAAACTACTACTGTATCATTATGTGTTTGAATTAAACCATGTTTTAAATTCTCATAAGTAGAGTTAATAAATAGGTTTTGATTTACTCCTAATACGTTTAGGATAGTTAAAAAATTAGCATCTATTTGCTCCATTAAAAGTAAATCTTTAGTAGGATAAGACATAGGAGACCATGTTACAGAACCAGTTGTAATATGTATTTTCTTTTGTCCTTCTTCTATTCCGTTTTCATTTCTATATGTTTGCTCTAATTCCTTTTTTTCTTCGGGTGTCATAGGTAAAGCCCCCATTGCATCCTTACTTTGACTACTCAAAACACCGATACCACCCTTTTCACTACTAATACAGTTTAAATACTGATAAGCAGCAACTGTATTACTTAACGGGTATTTCATAGCCTTTAAAGGGCTAAAACCGATTAAATTATTATCTAAGTCGCTAATCTTAGACCATAATATTTGTGATGTTTCAAACGGACGTTTAACCCCATTTTCTTCGTATTCAAATCCGCTTACAATACCATCTATTGTAACCTGGTCGAATAATTTACCAGTTAATTTAGGTTTTATATTAGCTGGACTTACATTAATAAGGCTTTGAGGCGTTGTAGTGATTTTACTGGCTGAATTTTTGTATATAAATTGGTTTCCATACACTATCAACTGCCTCAAGTATTGATTTAAAAAAGGGTTTTGCCCTTGTAAAATATTAGGGTTTTCGAGTAATTTAGCAAATTCTGGCGGTAATGGATCTAATTTATCGCTACCTATCTTTTGATATTTAAACATGCCATTACTAAACATAGCAGCTAATTTATCAACTGCTGTTCTTAATTGTGGGATTGTATTATACAAATCATAAGGCACAGATGTATCAATATACACTTCACCTTTGCTAATTTGGTAGTTTATTCTAGTGTCAAAGTATTGTTTGCGTTGGTTTTTCTTATTGAATAGACCTATAAATCGCTCCAAAAAGTTTTGGTCGTTATAATTTACTTGCATTTTTTACTAATTTAGTTTATATTATTTGCAATAATCGCAAATTTACAAATTATTTTTAAATAAATTTGCATTTAATATAAATTAGTTGTAATTTTACGGCAAGTTTTTGCGATAAATACGCAACACTCAATTTAATGGCAAAAGAAAAAGTACTTACATCTGAGGAAATAAAGGCTATTAAGGCTGTTAAATCCAATATTATTAATTCTAACCAAGTAATTAATAAGTAATGGATATTTTCAAGCATTTAAAAGATAATAAAGCCGCTTTGATAGCTGAGAAGAAATTTAAAGTAAAAGAAGCTGATGCTATTGTTTTTTTACCAACTGCAACCACTCAAAAAGGTGAAGCGGTTAAAGCCGAATCAAACACTAATTTATTAGAATTAGATAATATCAAAGTAAAAGTAGTAATTAATACTACTAATATTTTAGATTCACATGGTGACGTTCATATTAAAGGTATTTGGAACAAATCATTAAAAGAGCAAAAAAACTTATACTTACTTCAAGAACACCAAATGTCATTTAGTAAAATTATTACAGATGACTTAACAGCGTCTGTTAAAAATATGACTTTTGCAGAGTTAGGATTTGAAGGTTTAGAAGGTGAAACACAAGCATTGATTTTTGATGCAAATGTTAGCTCTAAGCGTAACGAGTTTATGTTTGAGCAATACGCTAAAGGGTATGTTAAAGAGCATAGTGTGGGCATGAGATACGTCACTATGTACTTATGTATTAACTCAGAAGAAAAATATTATATTGAAGAAAAGGCTAATTGGGATAAATACATTGTTGATGTCGTAAATAAACAGGATGCTATTAATAACGGTTATTTTTGGGCTGTTACTGAGGCGAAGATTATTGAAGGCTCAGCAGTAGTAAAAGGCTCTAATTACGCTACTCCTACTATATCAGTAAAAGAAATTGAAGCCGTTGATAACACTTCAAAACAAGAGCCGTCAAACGACACTCAAAAAGCAAAACAAAAAATAATAATTAATCAATCAATTTACTAAAAACAAAAACAATGAAAAAAAATCCAATGATACGTTTTAAAGATGTAAAACGACACAACAAAATCAAAGTAAACGGCTTGTTAGCCTTGTCTATTATCTTAGCTATTGTATGCGTTGGCATATATAATGCTGACTTTTCAAATTTCCAAATTTCTGATGCGGCTGGTGTTGCTATGGCTACATTACCTGTATTTATTGTAGGTGGAGCGTTTAAAGAATTAGAAGGTGAAGATTTAGTTAAATTTAAAGCAGAAGCAAGTCCAGAAGAATTAGGAAACTATTACGAAGCTTTAAACAAGCATAATAGAACTAAATTAGAAGATTTAATTAAGGCTAATGCAAGTAAAGAAGATGTAAATAAATTACTTGATGCTTTAAAATCAACTTCTAATGAAGAAATTACTAAATTTAAAGACGAGTTAGTTCGCTTAGCTAGTGAATTTAAAGCTTTAAAAGAAATTGGAACGACTCAAAACAAAACATCTTTAAAAGAAGAGTTTACGGCTAACAAAGAAGAGTTAAAAAAAATTGCAAATAAAGTATCTGAAAAAGAAGTTACTATTAAAGCATTAACTTTACGTTCTTTTATTGCTAACAACGAAACAGCGTATGATTTACCTGAAATCGGACAGTTAGCGCACCGTAAAT